GGTTCCCTATAAAGGGCGGAATAACGAAACGGGAAATGACACGGCGTATGTTGATGGATTCAATGTATGAGGCCAGAAATACAATGTTGATAGATTTGTTTAGTAAAGCGGAACCAAAAAAATGAGACAATGGATAGTCCGCCATGAGCGGGACGGCGACAACGTAGTGGCGCTGTGGGAGAACGACAACGGCGACCGCTGGTACGTGCAGATCGTGATTAACGGAGAGGTGCAGTGGTGATGGAAGAATGGCTTAGAATAACAGGATATGGTGATTATTTGCCAATTTTGTTTTACATTATATTTGGTATTGGTCCTCTAATTGCGTTTGCAATAGGTTTATACAAACAAACAAAAGATTTAGAAGAATATTACAAATTAAAATTAGACGTTATGAAAATGGAAGCAAACAAAAAGATATGCGCCATGTATATTAAGCAAGGACAATACTATCAGAAAAAACTTGCCACACTGAAGGAGAGTAAGTGATGGATATTGTAAAACGGTTGCGTCATCACAAATCTTCTGATGTTTGGGATATTCGCAAAAACAGAGCGTGGGCAGAAACAGATGATCTTTGCATGGAAGCCGCCGACGAGATTGAGCGGTTGCGGGAAGAACGCAATCGGTTGCGGAAGGCGTTGCAGGAAATTGCAGATTCTTGTGAAGGGTGGGGGCAATTTGCTGAGGACACACTGAAGGAGGGTGAGTGATGGATAAAGAAACAGAAACGACGATCAACAGATTATTGGCTGATAAAAAAATGGCAGTAGATTTGGCTGATTATTTGATAAAAGAAAATGTTAAACTGCGGGAAGCGTTGCAACAGATTGCTGATTTTTACTTATACGGCGATTACAGCAACGCTTACGAAATACCAAAAATTGCACAAGCCGCACTGAAGCAGGGTGAGTGATGAACCCGTTAACGCACGATCCTTCATACGTTAAAATATTAGCCAATAAAATCAACAATGATCCTGTTGTTGACTTAAAACCTGTCACTGGGGGCAAGCAATTTAGTATTAGAATTGATTATCTGACCGTTCAATACATAGATGCGATATGTATCGCTTCTGATTGGAGTAAATCTGATGTTATAGCTGCTTTAATTCAGCGTGGTTTATTTGACCTTTTTAATCGGTTAGATACTTCAAGAATAATTGAAATTAAAAACAATTGCAGATTTGAAGAAAACACAAATGACAAATAATGAAGGAGAGTGAATGATGATTGATAACAAAGATTGGTTTATGAGAGAACCAAGAGAAGGGTTAGCAATGGAAATGTTGTTGGATTACAAACCAAAATCCACTGAAGAATTGGCAGAATGGATTCTTATTGCCGCCAGAAATTTAACGGATCAAGAAGGCAGGAGCATTTACAGCCCTTTAATGCCATTCATGGGTTATCAAATTGCTCGTATGATGCAGATGGCAAATTTGGAAATTCCAAAAGAGGATAAGTGACTTCATAATATTACTTAATGCCACTTTCCGCATACGAGTAACCGTATAATATCAGTTAATACTCATTCGCGTATAGGAGATTATAATGCTACCCCGTGAAATGTTCCCATCTGAATTGATGGCCGATTTACACAAACAAGCCCAAGAGGGTGAGTGATGGATATTGTAGAACGTCTGCGATCAATAGACATTAGTTGGTCTGAGCATGGAGAATGGTGCGCCGAAGCCGCCGATGTAATTGAAAAACTGCGGGAAACCAACATCATGCAAGCCAGATGGTTATACGAAGCAAAACAAGAAAATAAATTGTTTAAAGAAAAAGTTCGCCAGTGGTTGGATATAGGCAAACCTGCGGCAATGGAGGGTGAGTGATGGATATACAAATTATTGATAACTATCTTGACCAAAAATATTTTGATGAAATAGCAAACACGTTTGTTTCTGATTCATTTCCTTGGTTTATTGGCAAGGGCGTCTCAAATGACCATGACGGGCAACGGCAGTTTTTCCATTATCTTTACAGGGACAATGCGCCAAACAGTAATTATTTTGCTTTGCTTCACCCCATGTTGGATAAAATGAATGTTGCGTCCGTTATACGAATGAAAGCAAATCTTGTCCCTAAGACAAACAAAATAATCAAACATGATTTTCACAGAGACCAGAATTTTAAATGCAAAATTGCTGTGTTTTATCTTAATACTAATAACGGTTACACGCATTTTAAAAATGGAAAGACTGTTAAATCTGTTGCGAACAGGATGGCTATTTTTGATAGTGATTTATGGCATGGCGGGACCACATGCACTGACGCGCATGAACGAATTGTTTTAAATATTAATTATGTAGAAAAAATAGCATTAAAATAAGTAACCATATGATGTCACTTAGCGCCATTTTCTGCATACGGATAATCGTATAATATTAGTTAAGGAAATAAAATGTTAATTCAGTTAGAGCCTACAATCCCGCTCGAGACGCCTAAGGGGCGCGCTAAGGCGCACTTCTTGATCGACTACGGGCAAGAGCACCACCTGTTATGGGTGTGCTTCCAAGACGACACGGGCGAGTGCTGGACGTGGCCGAACCCGCAGGTCAAGTTGCAGGAGAATGTCTCGATGATGCAGGTGAGGAAATAATGTCAGCAGTGGGCATGAAGTGCGAATCGTGCGGCGGTCATTCCCGGGTGTATTCCACACGGACGAGCGCCATACCGAACGGGATATATCGGCGCAGGGAATGCGGCCTATGCCGCCATCGGTGGACGACGGTCGAGGTATCGGCCGACACGTTAAAATATATTTTGAAAAGAAAACAAAAAAGTGTTTGCAATCCTGATTTAGATATGCCACAAGACTTGGGCAGGGCGGTGGTCGCTCTCTAGATGGAGATGTCAAATGTCAAAATGGATTGGAACCGCAGGCGATCGTATTACTATTGAGGCGGCTGTTATTCAGGAAACAACTTTCGATAACAAGTATGGCCGTTGCAATCTTTATCGTTTTGAAGATGCTGATGGCAATTTGTATATCCATATGGGTAAAAAGATATACGTCGACATGATTGATAGCTATCCTAAAGACCTTGCCAAAGGCGATAAAGTCCGCCTCAGTGCTGACATTAAAGAGCATGTTACTTGGGACGGCGCCAAGCAAACCGTCGTTCGTTACGCATCCCGCGCAGATTATTTAGATTGAGGAGATATCAAATGTTTTACCTAGTACCACGCGGCCGTACGGTCGATTACTTTGTCCACACCACCGAATCATTCATCGAGGCGCGCTTCTACGTTAACTTTATGAAAAAGTCCCGCGATGAAGAATATGACGTCATTGAGATGCGGCGCTACCCGTTTGACAACGTCAACGAGCCAACCGCCCTGCACGACGGACCGCCAGAAGTGGCCGTCGACGAATCTTTGTATATGTGAGGTGTGATATGAACGAACAGCAAGAACTGGCCAAAGATATGCTACGCGAGATCATGAGGCTTGAGGCGGTGTTCCATGAGGCCAATGCCCATGTGCCGCAAGCCGATAGGGATTTAGCTATAATTTCCGCTATGGCTTTTGAAACCATCAATTATGCCATGACAATTATGAAGATGCCGGCCGACCAGCTGGTTCAAAAGATCGCTGCATCAATGGCCATCCATGAGTTAGTAAATAAATGAGACAGCCTACCCTACTCGAGCTTGTTCAGGCTTACGCCGCGGCCGTTCGAAATGGCAACAAAAAGCGTGCGGCCAAGCTAGACAAGATTATTAAGAAAGCCTATCCTTCGGCTCCTCCTAATACATGACTTGGGGCTGCCTTCGGGCGGCCCTATTTTTTTGAGAGATGTAAATGAAGTATTTATCAGTATGTTCAGGAATAGAAGCTGCCAGTGTCGCTTGGCACCCTCTTGGGTGGAAGCCGTTGGCATTTAGTGAAATAGAAAAGTTTCCGCGTAAAGTGTTGGAACACCATTATCCTGACACGCCATTGCACGGTGATTTTACTTTGTTACGTGAACAGGATTGGATTAAAGACGCAGATATCCTTGTGGGCGGTACGCCGTGCCAAGCGTTTTCAGTCGCTGGGTTACGGAATAGCCTTGATGACGACCGTGGTAACTTAACCCTAGAATTTGTGAGACTTGCAGATGCAATTGACGATCTTCGATCTAATGGAACAGTCATCGTCTGGGAAAACGTCCCCGGTGTCCTCTCCGTCAAAGACAATGCCTTCGGATGCTTCCTCGGCGCAATTGTCGGAAATGATGCCCCCCTCGTCCCGACAGGGGGAAAATGGACAAACGCTGGTATGGTTGTGGGACCGAAAAGACGTGCAGCGTGGCGAGTTCTCGATGCTCAATACTTTGGAGTGGCCCAACGACGCCGCCGTGTGTTCGTTGTCGCAAGTGCTCGAGACGGATTCGATCCCGCAGAAATTCTTTTTGAGCGCCAAGGCTTGCGAAGGGATACTCCGCCGAGCCGACAAAAGGGGCAAGAGCCTTCCGCCACAATTGCAGCGCGCTTTGGAATCAGTCGCAATAACCATGAAGAAGTAGTTGCTCAATACACGGAAGAAGTATCGCCCACACTGACTAAAGAAGGTACTGGCGTATCCCGCACAGGATTTCAAGAAGATGGTTGGTATGTGGCAACTTGTTTTGATCGCCAACGAAGCGACGAATACGGAGAAGCCAATATAGCCTCAACTATAAGCGCAAGGGATTACAAAGATGCCACTGATCTTGTGGCGCAACCAGTTCCATTTGGTGTTGATGAAAATCCCGATCTTGGGCATTGCCTACGTTCTGGTGCGTCTAAAGCCGATAAACATGAAAGCACGACTTATGTGGCGCAACCAATGGCATTTCGTGAAATTACAGATTCATTGACGGCATCATATGGAACCAAGTGGAACGGCAATGCCAGTGCGGATAATGGGAGCCTATTTGCGGCGCAACCAATCGCCATTGATTACGAACTTAACTCGCACGGCGTAGATCAACCGACAGGGCCTTTGTTGAAAGGTTCACCTTCTGGCAGTGGTCACCCTTTGCCGGCGGTGATGCAATCTATGGCAGTCCGCCGCTTGACGCCACGGGAATGCGAACGGCTCCAAGGTTTCCCAGATGACTATACTGCAATACCGGGGGCCGCTGATGGACCAAGATATAAGGCTTTGGGTAATTCAATGGCTGTGCCAGTCATGGCGTGGATTGGAATGCGTATAAAAAAGTATTTGCAATCTAATTTAGATCGTGTATTGTGATTCTTGTCGGGGCGCGGTGCCTCGTTAGATAGGAGATTTTAGATGTACGCTAAATCATATGAAAACGTAAACGGTCACGATATTATCATTTATCATGTGTTCCCACCTGTCCCTATTCGTAAATGGGATTACCAAGCAGGGTTTGCCAAAGACTATGGCGAAGAAGATGCCATATATGGCGAAGGCGCGACCATCCAAGAAGCCATCCAAGATTTATTTGATAAGAAGGAGTTTCACGAAGATGTTTGATACCATACGAGTAGAAGGTGAATATCACGCTCGCACGGGCGGTATGCCCAACGATAACCCCTATGGCAAGGACAGTGCGTACCGCTATGCGTGGGACCATGGTTTCATGCAGGGGCTGATGTACGTTCGTAATGAGCTAAAGGTGACTCAGAAAGCGTTCTACAAGGCTGTCGATGCCAAGCTGGCTCTCGAAGCCGAGTTAAAGCAGGTGAAGGCCGAGTACGACGCATTCGCAACCGAGATGGGGTACTGATCATGGCAAACGCAAAGACACGTTCTGTCACCCTCCGATCGATTATCAGCTGCGCTGCTTTTAGGAAGGGCTACGAGGAGGCCAAAAAAGGCCTGCCACTGGCTTCCGACAAGTTCTCTTATGCAGACGTCTGGCAATACGAGCGCGGCCGCCAGTTCGCCTTCTGCTACGACGGCAGGCTTAAAGAAGGTAACAGGGTCAGGATGGACGCGCTATACGCGCTGGGTGGGGCTATGAACGCGGGGCACGTTCTATAATTGTCACAATAAATATGTTAGTAGGCATAAGGACATAGGAGGTCTTTATGCCTGCACACCCTCTATCAGATGAGATAATGATCGAGACGCTGCGTGTCTACGAGCAGTCTGGCAAGAACGCCCACGCAGCCGCCAAGGCCACAGGCCTACCACCAAATACCTTCAAGGCGCGATTAACACGAGCGCAAACTAAATACCCCAACGGGCCACCAGACAAACCTACCGTCGGCCAGTGGATGTATCCGCGGATGGTGGCAAAGGAAATTCCAAATTCAGTCTGGGCGATCGGATCAGATATCCACATATGGGACGGCGACCCGCCCCTGATTTATAAAGCCTTCGTCAAAGTATGTAAGATGCTGAAAGTGCATGGAATCATCTTGAACGGAGACGTTATTGATGGGGCTAGGATCAGCAGGCACCTTCCGACCCGTGGCGCACGAGCGCCAAAAATTGAAAAAGAAATCGAAACCGCCAAAGCTTGGCTCAAACTACTTCCAAAGACCCGCGAACGCCTATGGACCATGGGAAACCATGATATCCGCATCGACAATTACATCGCCTCCAATGCCAACGAGCTCGACGGATACATCATGTCCCTTCAAGAGCATTTCCCAGATTGGGAAATCGCATGGGCCTTCGATATCAACGGCACAGAAATTCGCCATCGTTTCCGATCAGGGATACATTCGGGCTATAACAGCTCCGTCAACGCTGGAATTAGCACGGTTACGGGCCACACCCACCAGCTTCAGGTCACTGCTGTCAGAGACCGCCGGGGAACCCGCTGGGGCGTAGAGACGGGCACCATGGCCGATCCTAACGGTCCCCAGTTCCAATACACCGAAGGCGCCCCTAGCAGGGCCCAGCAGGGCTTTGTGGTTCTGACGTTCGATGAAGATGGGGTGATGATGCCCCCGGAGCTTTGCGAGCTTATAGGCGGTCGGCCAGTGTTCCGGGGGCAGTATGTTTTCTGAGTGGTTATATTATAACCTCAGGCTTCTTCTTCGTCCTCGTCTTCTTCTTCGTCATCTAAGGCGACGAGCTTGGCTTCGCCGTCTTCTTCGGTGAGCATGAGGATCGGCTTCTCGAAAGCTTCCTGCATCAGGTCGAAGTCGTCGCAGAGTTCTTCGAACGTCTCGCCCATTGGAGAGGCATCTTCCTCGGACCAGAACTCAATCTCGCCCGCGTCGTTGTAATAGACTTCGCGGATCACGAATGAATCGTTGTTGAAGAACGAATCGTCGTCTGGGGCTTTAGGCAGGTAAATGACGCGGTAATTCCATGACATGGCAGATATCCTTTCAGGGTCGGATTGGGATGGGATGTTGATGGAGAAGGCTAAATTGGTGGTAAAGATCATGCGGACGGTCTCCTTTGCTGCTCAGGCAATACACCATAGCATTGTGACGGGTGTTTGAAAGATACATAGTTACCTAGTTTTTACTTAGTTTTTAATACATTAATAAAATCAATTACTTGTAAGAATTTATAGATAGTTATTAAATAGACAATTTCCTTTTATAAAAAACCCTCTTATATCCCTTAAAAATATTAGAAATAGAAATATAGCTTTAAGGGGGTTTTTGAACAAATAAACAAACCAGTCTTATAACTAAGTATAATATATATTATTTATTAATATTATATTATTATATTTCAAAGACTTAAAGGATAGAGATAGAAAGTTGATCAATCTCTATCCTTACTATGTATCTTTACCGCGGATTTATATCGCGAATTACAATAAGAGCACCGTCGCGTGTGATGGTGGTAAATTTCCAACCTCTGGTTCTCGCAAAGGCGTGGACATATACCTGAGCTTTTCTTCTAAGATCAGCGTCTTGAAACATGACCTGTTCACCAATAATCATGGAAGCAAATGGCCAGCTATATTTTGCTGGTATCATTTCTTTAACTCCCTTTAATTTCATTGGAGCTTTCTTTATGACCATTTCTGGCGTATAAAGCGTTGACTTTACCATGTAATTGTCCTTTCATTTGTTGTTCGTAATTATATATATAAATTCACGGAAGATGTAAATGGGACGACCGCCGGGCGGAATAATGACGCAAGCACAAAAAGTCCACATCTGTGAGCAAATCGCAGATGGTAGGTCTTTGAGCTTAATTGTAAAAGACCCTGAAATCGAAGGCATCAATGTGCGGACTGTGAACCGAGAATTGAACCGTGATTCCTTCTTTTTGTCCGAATATGCCCGCGCGCGCGAGGCTTCGATCGAAATAAAACTGTCGGAAACGGAAGATATTATCCTTGGCCGTGGCGAGTTCGAGAACGTCGACTTCGAGCGCGCAAAGGAGTTGCTGAACGATCGGCGCTGGCATGCAATCCGGCTGGCGCGCTTCCGTTATGGCGACAAGATCGACGTGCAGGCGACCGTGAAGCAAGTCGAAGGGAAGGTCATCGACGCGAAAGTGCTCGATGTGGATCAGTTGCTTGCCATTCGGCAGGCGCTACAAATTGCCGCAAGGGGTGGAGATGGCTACGAAGAAGACGAAGACTACGAGTACGAAGGACAAGATGATAGCGGCGAGGATGAAGGCCTTGCAGAAGATTAAGATGATGGACGTGTACCGGGAGCGCCCGCCAGTGACGCTGCCTAAATTTTCATGGGATAAGGAGAAAGAAGATGATTTTAACGGAAATGGCAGAGACGCTGGAAAAAGCGTTGGCAAGAATTAAGGAACTCGAGCTTCTGGTGGCCGTCCGCGTCCCGCGCAGGGATTACGACGCGATCGTCAAGAGCATGTCGGTGTGCCAGAACACGATCGAGAGCCTGATGGTGGCCCTGTTCAAGGTTAAGCCAAAGAGCCAAGAGGTCGCCGACGCCCGCGACATCCTGCAGTATCTCGAGCATCTGATTCAGAACAATACCCCGATGCAGGACGAGGTCTGGATCGCCCGCGATAAAGCCCGCATTGATATGCTCAAAGCCGAGCGCATGAAGCGGCCAGCCGAGATGTTGGGCGAGAGGGCTTCGATTGAGGAAAGGTTTGAGAATAGGAAAAAAGTCAAAGGAACCGTCAGGAAGGATTATAAGCCATGAGGGAGGAAATGGCCGAGAAATTGCGTAAGGCTTATTGGGAAAGCAGGACAGACCTCGTCGATTCTTGGCATAAATCTGATCATGAAGCCAAGCAAGCTTGGCGACGCGTGGCTGACGTTGCCATAAGCATGATCGAGACAACTGTGGCCAATGCTCGTCCGCCAGAAAATACCAGAAAGATGCGGCAAGCGCTTTGGACCATCATTGAAGAGGCTCAGATAGCCCTAAAGGCAGATTAATGACCTTTATGGATGTCGATGGCGAGCGGATCAACGTCAAAGCCTCATTATATGAGGTTAATAAAGAACTTTGCGAGAAATCCCTCGTGGAGTTCATCAAGCAGGCGTGGCATGTTATCGAGCCCGGGCAAGAATATGTCCACAACTGGCACATTGATGCCATTGCCAAGCATCTGACCGCCATTACCAGAGGCATGATGATAGATGATGAGCAAGCTTACAATCGCCTGTTGATCAACGTCCCGCCGGGCGCGATGAAGTCCCTTCTGGTATCCGTCCTATGGCCGGCATGGGAATGGGGGCCGCGGAACATGCCCTATCTGCGGTATGTCTGCGCCTCGCATGCTATGAACCTCGCCATCCGCGATTCGACCAAGATGCGCCGGCTGGTAACGTCGGAATGGTATCAGAGCTTCT